ATAACCGCAGTCGATGAAAACAAAGCGGTTTTCGATCCCATATCGTTCTTGCAGATAGCGGATGTTTTCCCACGTTTCCAGCCTGCCTTCCCACAATAGGCGGGAATCGCCGCCGACCTTCCATGCGCGAATCGCAACCCAAAAGTGGCCTTGTTGAACGTCCGCTGTCAGGAATCGGAAATCCTCCATTTCCCACTTAGCCCCCTCGTGGTATTCCTTTTTCTGATAGGGGTCGCCGGATAGCGTTAGCGTCGGCGTGTCGGTTGGCTTCTTCCAGAATTGCGCGAACCGCTGACAGATGATGTTTTCCAGCTTCTCCAGTTGCCCGCTCTTTTTGTCTTCGTTGGCGATGAGCCACTCCTTTACCATGTCGCACCACGAATAGCGCCAAACGGTCATAAATGATGCCCGCAATGTCATGCGTCCGGGGATGAACTTCCCACCATCCCACACAGGCTTGCACTTCGCCCATTGGCGGCGGTTGTATTCGGTGTCTTGGAATTGCTCGCCGCAATGCGGGCATTTCAAGCGCACGGTTTCGTAAATCGCCACCCAATCAAGTTCTTCGTTGGCGTCGATGATCTTCTCAAACTGGTAGTTGTTCCAATCGAACACGCTGCCCATTTTGCACTTCGGGCATTCGTGTTCTAAGTCGTGCCACTTCCCAGCTTTGGCGTGATTGTGCCATTGCCCGTCCTCATCACCGCCTTGGGAAAGCATCAGGTTCTTGCGGTTCCAGCGCCCGTGATGGCGTTTTAGCAGGTAGTCGATCATCCCATCATCCCATCGCCAGACCTCATCCCCGACGGTGTAAACCATGGATTTTTCTTGAAGCGCGGTCTTGTTGGCAGGCCCGGCAAAGAAGTTCATGTGCCGGAAAATCACCTGATCTTTTTTCCAGTTACTCCGCTCGGCTCCGGTTGGAATGTGGAGCTTGGTTAGGGGGCTTGTCTGCCAGACTTTCCGCATCCGGCTTTCCATCCAATCCTGCACTGTGTCCCCGGTTTGCCCGACCACCATCATGTCGCCATGATCGACGGCAACGGCGCGGACGCCTAGTCCTTCGATGATCGCCGTCTTCCCGAATCCAACGCAGGCAACCACGGCGATCTCCTTGACCTCCGGGTCTTCCAGCCAATCCCAGATGATAGCGTGCGCGGGAACGGCGTCGAGCGAGTATCTCGCGCCCTCGGGCGAGTTGGGGAGATAAACATGCTCACACACCCAATCACGCCACGGCTCCTCAGGGGGCGGCTTAACGCCTCGGCAGAATCCGGCGATGAGGGGGGATGTCATTCGACGGGAACGGTGATGCGTGACTCGTATTGGGAAAGCTCCGTTCGCTTGTCGCGGGCGTATCGGGCGACGATCTTTTTGATCTCGCCGGCGGTTCTTCCGGCGCAAAGCGGGGCAAGGTCATCCGGCATGCGGGAAAAGATGCTGGCGACGGCGATTCCCACTTGCACACCGTCCTTGTCCATTTCGTGAGACGGGACAAACTCGCCGCGCTGGACCGATAGCTTGTGTTCGATCATGTCGGCCTCGCCTTTCAGCTTGCGGAGTTTGGCGGCTTTCTCGTCTTCGTTGGCGTCTCGGGTTTCGTGGACGCGGGCGGCTCTTTCTCGAACCGCTGCTTCATCGTCGAGGTTAATCCCCTCTTCCTTTTCCCACCGCCACAAGGTCGGCACGCTTACCCCTACCCGCTGGGCTAGTTCCTTGCGGGTGATGTCGCCTTTCGGTTGCCCGCCTTGTTTGAGCTTGGCGGGTTTGTCGGATGGTTTTTGCTTGGCGCTCATGGCTTGTTGCAATCCGTTTGCGTTAATGGGCTGAAAAAAGTTGTCGCAGGATTTTATCGGGGTGAGGCGCAACCGCGAGGCTCCCTAAACGCAAAAAGATTGCTTATGCGGGTAGGTTGCAATTGCAAGTTAGTTGCATTAGCGCAGCCTTTATTGCAATTCAGTTGCATTTGCACACCGTTTGCATTCATGCCTCCCCCTCCCCGTCGAGCTTCCGCCATAGGTCAACCAATGGCCTGAGTTGATCCGCGACCGCCTCACGCTCCTCTTGCGCCCACTGATCTAGCGGCCTCTCCCGTTGCAGTTGGTCGAAATAGCCGCGTGTGCTGCCGATCCACCCGATCCACTTAGGCTGAATGAATCCAGATCGAGGGGTCGAAACAATCGTGCCAACGCCCACAATCTCCAACTGAACCAATGCCCTATGATCCGGTTCTTGTTCTATCCGTTTGCTGTAAGTTCTGAATAAGCTCAAGTAAGCCTTGGCTCTTTGGTGGGTTAGACTAGGCACGTTGTCGCGCAACCATGCCAGCAGCGAGCCATTGCCCCGATCAAATTCATTGAGGTATCCGCCGCATTGGATGGCCGCCTCCATTGCCTTGCCAGCAGCATCCTTGGCGTTTGATGCGTGTGATTCGGCGATTTGGTGGAGGCGTTGGACCTCATCGGCGATTGCTGTTTTCAGTTCTTGGTTGCTCATGGCTTTTTCTGGTTGATCGTCGTCTTGCTTGATTCTCCGGTTCTCATTTTAGCGGTTGGCGCATCCGTTAGGTCAAGCCTATTTTACAACGCGTTGATTTTTAGATTGTTGCTTGTTGATTGTGCTGTTTCTTGCGTTTTTAGCGGTCTCAACTGCGATCTCTGATTTCATCATTTCGCTAGGGGGTAGATCGTTGTCCTCGCAGAATTTTCTAGCATATTCGGAAATCAGGGCTCTGGAGCATCCAAGCTTTACCGCCACATCCGCCATTGATCTACCCACGCAAAACGAAGAGCCAATCGCAAAACCCACCGCCCATCTTTGTGGTCCTTCCGCCTGACGCTCTAGCGCCGAGGAAATAAGCGGCTTGAATTTACGCGCCATTTCCCGATATGCTGTCGGCATTGCCCTAGCAAATTGCTTTAGCGTCATGTCGGCAATCTGATCTTCAAGGTCAGACCAATCTTGTGTCATGCCCTTGCAATTGCAAATTGGTTGCGTTTTGTCAAATCCAAAAGCAATGACCCGTGATAAATTGGAGCGGCTGGTTTGTCCCATGGCTTAGCCGCATCGGCACATGGCTGAAAGTGCTGGCCTGTCCGGCTCGGCATTGTCGAAGTGCTCTTGCGAGTAGGGTTCTCAGCCGCAGACCGTTTTGATGCCAAATCGCTCGGCAAGGAAAGGTTGCAAGAATCGCCGGGGTTGTCAATGCGGTTCTTGGCGGTTCTGCGTCGTGCTGGCTTCTACGCCTCAATTTTAGCCCCCTCGCCCCGTGTTAGGTCAAGCCTATTCGGTAAGCTCTTAATTTTCAACCAGATGACTCAGGAGAAAATACGCCTGCAATCGCTGGCAGTTTCGTATTTTTCGAGCGTGAGCGCGTGCCAATGGATTCGATTTCCCGGCGCACATCATCCATATCGTTGTCGCTTGGCTGACCGTAGAAGCCCATCGGACGCTCTACCATTATCCAGCCGTAATCACATTCGGCACACTCTTCAAAGTAGAAGATCAAATCCCACATTCCGTGTTGCGTCAGCTTGCCTTTGACGAAGGCCGCGAGGTGAGGTTTGCAGGTTTTAGCGTCGTCCTTTGTCAGCGCGGAGTCCACGCCCCAAAAAAACAAATACACCCCTTCGGGAATGTCGTATTTCGTCCGCAGCTTTGCCTCGAACTCCTTTTCGTCATCGCCTTCGGTGATCTCCGCAAGCTCGCTTTGTGCTTTAGCGACACGCATCAAGCGGTCCTGAATCTGTGCAATGGCGATTTGGATTTCAGTCGATGTAAGCTCTCGATTAGCATGATTGGCTTCGGCTGTGGCTTCCATTCTTTTAGTTCCTCTCCTTCGTTGTGTTCGTATTTTTGCGCCTCGTCTGAGGTTGGCGTTTGCGTGAGTGTTCGGTATTCGGTGGATTCCACCTTGCCGTTCAGATCATAGATTTCCCGGTCGTAGATTGAGCCATGCAGCACGCCGTTCCCTGCGAGGTCTAGCACCGTGCATTCTTTCTTGCCCGGAGCATTCCGTGTTCCGCGACCTATCATCTGTTTCCAGAGGCATCGGCTCAGTGTGTGGCGATTCAAGACCACCAGATCCACATTTGGCACGTCCACGCCTTCCGTGAAGATAGTGTGATTGCACATGATCTTGAGCTTGCCCTTGGCGAAGCTGCGGAAAAGTTTCGCCCGTTTTTTCGGGTCGGTTGCGCCGTCGATGCTTGCGGCATTGATTCCAGCATCCGTCAGAAGTTGCGCCAGTTCTTGCGCTTCTCGCACTGATCGGCAGAAGACGATTCCTTTCTTGAATGATGTTTGGGTAATCCTCCTTGCGGCGGCATCCGGCGACCATGCCGCTGTGTGCTCCGAGCGAGGGATATAGACCCGAGCGCGGCAAAGTGTTCCGTCTTCAGTCAGGTCGTAGGCATCGGGACCATGGATGATCCGAGAGAATCCACACGATCCAAGACCAACTCCGTCGAGCCGGTAGGGTGTTGCGGTCAGCGCAATGATTTTAGCGGAGGGGTAGCCAGCAAGTATTTTGCGATACTGAGCGGCGCAGACGTGGTGTCCCTCGTCAATGATGATCGTATCATATTCGCCAGTGATTTCCCCTTGTGCCATGAACACGTCCAGGTTTTGCCCATATTCACGGGCTTGCTTCGCTAGCTCCTTCCGGTGCGTCACCCATGCTGTCTTTCCTATCAGATTCGGAAGTAGTCCGTGGATAGCAATCACAGTTTTGCCCGATCCGGTTGGGCATGCCACGACGACGCGAGAGTGTATTTGAAGCGCCTTTATTGTTTCGTCAACAATTGAAAACTGGTATTCTCTCAATGATTTAGGCTTGGCCATGGCTTATCGGTTGGTCAAAACGGAATGCTTGGATCATTGTCAAAATCCTCCCTGTGCTTCGGCTGTGCCGCTGGCTTGGCCGCTGGTGCCTGCCTCGTCTCAAGCCATTTCCCATTTCCACAATACGGGGCTTTTTCGCCTGCTTGTCGGCGTTCCTTGCCTAGATCCTGCTTGGCGCTGGCAATGTTTCCGTATTCATCCGGCTCGTCATTTACGAAAACGTCGAGGTCGCAATAAATGCCCTTCTTGCCTTGGTAAAACACGGTTTTATCCAGCTTGGTAACGTCGATGCGAAGTTTAAGGATGCGGTAGTTGCTCATGGTGTTGGTTTCGTTTGTTTAGGCTGAAAAGTTCTTGGTTTTCGATTTCTCGCGGGCTTCATCGAAATCATCGCCCGAATTGATCAGCGCCACCATGCGGGCAGCGCGGTCATCATCCAAGGCCATACTTCCGGTCGAACCGTCATCTTTAGTCCAGACGAGACGAAAATAACGCTCCCCGATTTCGCAGACCTCATAAAGGCCATCGGTCAAATGGAAGGTGTCAATGCGGGTCGCTTTTTCGCGGCGAAGCCATTCGCGGCCCGTTCCGTAGTCGATTTCATCAGCCGTGAGGAACTCGCGGCCATCAGCGGTGATTTTGGCTACCCATGTTTTTCCTGCTGCTTTTCCGCTGTATCCCTTGGTTTTTTCAATGTGGATCGTTTTCATTGGTCGGTGTTGGTTGCGCGCTCATTCTACCCACCCCGGCTACCCTTGCAAGGTTTTTTTGCATTGTTTTTCAGGTGGTGGATTTTTCAGAATTTCCCGCGCTTCGGCCTTTTCCCTCCATTGGTTGCGCTCGCGCTCAAGTCGTTTCGCATGGCCCATCATAGCCACATACGAATCCGCCCAGCCTTTCCCCCACAGATTTTGGCGAAGAGCTTCGGTTTCCGGCACATCCGAACGTGAAGGCCCATCCATGGTGGCCAGCGGGATTCGGCAATACGGGCATTTGTCGTGGCCGTAGCTTTGCATTTCGGCGTGGTCATAAGGGCATGATTTCATGGGGATTTGACGATGTTCGGGATAAAGGATATTTCCGCCGTCTCATCCCATAAATCATCCGGCGATAGTGGCTCGGTGGGTAGTTTGATCGCTATATCCGCGAACTCGCTCCACTGTGTCCCCGCGAACAGGTCGTCAATGTCTGCGGAGTGCCATGGCCTTGCGAACTTGTCCTCTGCCCACTTTCGCGCTTGCTCCGGCGTGGCAGGTGTTTCTCCCCCCGTCTGTTCCATTTTCTTGTTCCAGACATCCAGAGTGTCGGCGATTTCCGCTTCGATAAACTTTGCCGTTGGTATCAGGTATTGGGAGCCGTCGCGCATCTTAATCAAAAATCCCTCACCGCCTCCCATTCCACGCCAGTCGCAACGCTTGGGTAGATACGGAGTTAACGCGTGGATAGCCGCACGGCACGCTTCCGCCTTTGACCGTTCGTGACCAGCGAGATTCCCACACACCGCGCCCGGTTGATTATTGTAGATTTCAGCGCGGTATTCGTAGTCACTCGCCACACATTCCAGCACCTTAACCGCGCCTTCGTAATCAGGTGACGGGGATGTTTTCGGAGTCACGTTGAGACACTCAGGGCATCGGGGGTATCCCCCTAGCCCTTTGCATGTTTGGCAGTTTTGATTAGGCATATTGGATGGTTCCTTGCACACGGTTGTCGTAGGAGTAGCCGAGAGCTTCTTCGGTTGGAGTCGTTGCGGCGATGCCGTTCCCGATCTCCTCATCGTCCTCGGCGGTGAAGTCGTCTTCGGAGACGACGGTGTTCATGTGGTTGATGAGGTTGAGGAGTTCCTTGGCGGAGATGAAGTCGTGGTCGGTGTTGGACATGCGCGAAGAATAAGGATTGATCCTGGCATTGCAAGTTTTCTTTTCATTTCCTCGGGTGAATCCATCCCGGCTCGTCATCGCTGGAATTGCGGGCGTTGGGTTTTCTTTTCTTTGGGTGGAGTCTCAATTTGATGGCACCGGGCGTGCGGTTCATCACCATCCCGATCTCGGCAGGCGCGAAACCAGCCCATGAAAGTTTTTTGGTGATTTCGTTCCTTTCGTCGGGGTAAACGCTCCGGTGCGTTGATCTGATTGCCTGCGGGTCAATTTCCGATGATGCGCAAATCCGCAAAAACTCGCGCTCGCATCGGCTTTTAGGCGGCGTCGGAACGTGTTCAAGCCTGCGTTTTAGCTCGGTAAGCAACTCCTCGGTTGTGGCGGTTTCTAGGCTCATGATCTGGTTATTTCCTCGGCTGAATCCATCCGGGCGCGTCCTCGTCATCCTCGCGCAATTCTCGCGGCTCGGCTTGGCTTTTGGCTGCCTCTCCCACATCCGGCATTGTCGCCCCGTGTGCGCGATTCTGGGTGGGCAATTTGGCCTCTAGCGCCCGAATGACAAGCGTGTGGATTTCATCCGGTGCAATTTTCGCGGGAGCAGCTAACCGGGCGAGGGTGTTCCATATGCCAATCGGCACGGATGCGCCACGTTCCCGCCATCGTTCCCGGCATTGATCCGGGTTGCCTCGTTTCAGTTCCGCCACGAATCCGGGAAGTTCATCGGGCGAGTATTTCGCCAGCACTTGCGCGGCGATTAGGAGGGCTAGGGCGCGGGGTTCTTTCATGGTCTTCCCCTGTGCGATGTTCCGGTGATTTCGATAATCCCGCCAGTCTCACGCATCCGGTCCGCGATTGACTCACCAAGCGAGGCAACCAGCGCATCCGGCTTTGCGTTGGCAATAATGATCGTGGGAATCATCGCGGCGTAGCGGCGGTCAATTACGTGGTTGAGGATTCGATCCTCCCATGGCGTCCCCCCGCGCTCCTGTGCCTCGTCAATCACCAGCATGGGCGCGTCAACCAAAGCCTTCACAACCCGCTTCTCGGAATCGCCCTTGGCGTCCATCGCCGCCCTCGCGTCGAGAAAAACCCCCATGGCCGTGACGTAGAGGGCAAGCGGTTGGTGATCCTTGGCCGCTTCTGCCGCGTGCTGAGTCTTTCCGGTGCCGCGGTTCCCGATGAGGCAACAAATCCCGCCGGCGGCGATAATGGTGCAAATCCGGGCGTGCGTGGTTTCCCACTCGCCAGCGGGACGGTCAAATGCGCGGATGTAGCGTTTTTCCCATCCGTTCGCGCGGGATAGCGGCTTGCGTTCTTCCGTAGGGCGGAACGGCTCCCTTACGGCGATTTGCGGAGTCGGTAGCGAGGCGATGCGTTGCAGCGCGGCGGTGATATGTTCGGCGGTGTCGATTGGTTCGCTCATGGCTTGGATTGTGGTTTGTCGAATCGTGAGGTGTCGAAGTCTGCGAGGTTGAAAGGGCGCTCGGGGTATTCGTTGGCTTTCTTGGCTTCGCGGTGGTCGGCTGAGCGCTCGCTTTGCTTGGCCTCAAAAATCCCCGTCCAGCCGTGCATTATGGAATTGTTGATTGCGGCGATTGCGCGGGCTTCCCCAATCTTGGCGAATTGGGAAAAGCTCTTTCGGACTGATAGCGGCGTGATCTTTTTGCGAATCTCCTTTCGGTGGTCGATCCAGTCTTGCCACGCTTGGCGAAACTCATCGGACTCAAACGGAAGGGTGATTGCGTCAATAGATTGGGTTCCCTTATTGGTATCCCTTATTGGTATCCCTTCGTGGGTATCCATTTGGGTAGACCCTTGGGTATCGGATTGGGTAGACCCCCCGGTATCCATTTGGGTAGGGTATTGGATTGGGTAGGGTATTGGATTGGGTAGGGTTTTGCCGTTCATTTTTGGAATCAAAACACTCGTTTGCCCCGCTCTTTTTTGCACCTCAATCCACCCCATGCGCTCCAATTCCGCCACGGCTTTCCTTGCGGATTTAATGTTGATGCGGCAAGTCTCTGAAATGGTTTTCGCCGCTGCCCAGCAATTCCCTTCCCCGGCCCGTCGGCAAATATGAGCCAGCACTCGGAACGCCACGGGGGAAAGCCCAGCTTCGTCAATGGATGAGTGGATGAACATTGGGGATGGCATTGCAGGGTTAAAAAGGATCGCCCCTGAACGCGCTCAAGTCTGACCGATCCCAACGGGACCGCATGAGCACGCACAGGGGCGCATTGATGGATGATGGTAAAAGCATTTCGGTCAGATCGAAAGCATCGCAACCGCGACGCAGGAATAGTAGCTCAAAGGCGGGACAAGGCAACTATTTCGTCGGAAATCATGGGCTCAATTCCTCCAATTTTTGAAGCGCCGATTCAAGGCTTGGCCTAGTCCAGCCAAGTGATCCCCATTGCGCGTTCGATGGCGGGTATTCTGCGGGTGGGATTTGATTCCCGGCAATCGTCATCCCGTTGTGGGATTGCACGTAGAAAACCTCGCAAGACCCGTGGCGTGACTCGCGGGCGATGGCGATATTGTCGCGGCGGTGAATCACTTCAAACGAGTAGCCGTTCTTTTGGTAGTGAGTGAGTTTGTTCATGGGTATCAAAAAACCCCCAGTCCTTCCCCGACTTGTTGGAACCCCATGAATGAAAATGGGCAAGTAGGAGGAGGACTGGAGGCTGTTTGTTTGGTTTTCATTCGGATGCGTTGTCTGCGGGTTCCAATCCGTGCTCAGACGCGGTTATTGTAGCTTAAAGGCGGGACGGGTCAAGGGGTGGGGTGACAATCAGTCGAGTCCAGCAAGCAGCGGCACCTCTTCCATGAGTCGGCCCTTTGCGGCTTCTTCGCAGTTGCGGACGGCTTGGCGGAAGTATGCTTCTTTTAGTTCAATCCCGATTGCCTTGCGCCCGTTGAGAATCGCGCCGTAAGCCTCGCTGCCAACGCCAAGGAACGGCGTCAACACCACCTCGCCGGGGTTGCTCCAAAGGACGCATGCCCGCTCGATTACGTCGAGTTGGAGCGGGTGACAATGTTTCTCATCGTCATGCTCGGTTGCGCATCGGTAAGGGAGGGTGTGGTCAATGCGGATGTCATCCCAAAAGGCGTCGGCGTATCGCCGCCAGATCCAATGTGAAAAGCGGTTTTTCTTCTGGTCGCCCTCCATGCCTTTTAGGTGGTGAAGCTCGGCTGGCATTTGCTCCTCTCCAGCATATCGGTGAAGCCCGGTCGGGTGAGCAACTGGCACTTGATTCTCCCCGCTTCGACGAAAGATAAGCAACTGATCCGCGTTTGCCATGCTGCAACGGGTCGAGTCCTCGCAGCATTGTTTGTGCGCCAAACTTTTCATCATTGTCCGGTTGCGGACGGTCAGCGGCTCTTTCCATATGAAATAACGGTGGGTAAACCTCCATCCGTTGCGCTCATGGGCGCGGATGATGTCGCCGGGGAAATCAACAAGTGAATCGCATCCGCTGTTTCCGGTCGGGATGTCCATGCAATGCACGGCAGACATGCGCCCCGGTTTGGTCAGGCGGTGAAGCTCTTGAATGCAGAACTCGTAATGCTCGAAAAACTCGTCACGGTCGATGCAATTACTCATATCACGCTCGTCACTGGAATACTGATAAAGTCCAGCAAACGGGGGAGAGTAAACCGAAAGGTCAACGCATTCATCCGGCAGGGTTTTCATCACTTCAACGCAATCACCGTTGTAGATGGCGTATTGATCTTCGATTACTTGGTCAATGTATGTTTCTTGGCTCATTGGTTTGGTTGTTTGGAGATTAAATGAAAGATGGCATTTTAGGTTTCACATGGCGAATCACCCGCTCCTCAATAATGGCGCGGTGCATATTAGCTACAAGCTCGGCAAACATTTCATCGGATTGCGCTGCTTTTCTGCCCATGTTTTCTTTCACGCGCAGCTCGCCCTCACTGGCGATGATGTCCACTGTTACGGGCCTTTTCTGGCCGAATCGGTAGCACCTTCGCACGCCCTGATAGTATTGCTCATAACTGTGTGTCGCGAACGTGACAACGTGGTTGCAGTGCTGCCAATTAAGCCCCCATGCGCCGATTTTCGGCTTAACGATAAGGACTCGATGTGATCCGTTAGCAAACCCCTCGTAAGCCGCTTCCTTTTGGTCGTCGGTGTGTCTGCCCGCAACTTGGATTGACCCCGGAATCATGCTTTCCAGCAAGTCCCCTTCCGTGTTGTAATGACACCAAATGACGGCGGGCTGGTCGTGATTCACAAGGTTCGCGGCGGCTTCACATCGCTCTTTTAGCGTTCGCCTCCGCTCATCACGCTCCTCCGCAAGCCCGAATGCCGGCATAGTGAAAAGCATTCCCTCCGGTGGTTTCTCTGGCGCAAAAACATGCTCCCGCTCGATAAGCTCGGGCAGGTCGTATCCCTCATCAGAAAATCCAAGGTCGGAGGGACTGCGGCAAGCTCGTGACCATGATGCAACCCACCGCCAAAAATGTTCGTGTGCGTGACCTTTCAAGCGCCATCCGTTGATTACCTGAGATACCCGGAATGACAGTTTGCCGAAATGATTCGCTTGTTTTTCCAGTCGTTCAATTTTCTTGGCGTATGCGTCTTGGCCTTTTTGATCCATCTGCTTGAAAAACATTTTCAGCATTTCCGAGTGATTCAATTCCCCCAATGCCTCGGATGATGTTCCAAGCTCGGTGAAATCGTTTGGCGCGGCGGTGGCAGTCCACAAGCTGCGGAACGCCATCTTGTTTGTAAAGCGGGTGACAGCTTTCTGAGTTGCTCCCTTAACGTGCTTCAAAATTGAAGATTCATCACAACAAACCCCCGCATAATCGGAAGGATCAAACAAGTGAAGTTTCTCGTAGTTGGTGACTGTGATCGGCGCTGTCACGCTGCCATCCAATGACCTTGCAGCTTCCATGCCGAATCTCGCTGCCTCGGCTACGGTTTGCGCTCCTACGGCTAACGGTGTAAGGAGTAATACGGGTTTACCCGTCTTGCGGTGGACGTTCTCGCACCATGTCAACTGCATGAGGGTTTTCCCCAAGCCGCAATCGGCAAACACCGCACCGCGTCCTTTGCGGCAAATCCATTCGATGAGGTGGCGCTGAAAATCGAAAGCTGCATCCGGCATCCAAACCGGGTCGAAGCCGAAATTCCCGGCAAGCTGTGATTTTCTGTGAATAAATGTTTCGTAGTTCATTGGTCTGATTCTGTTATTTCCTCAACTCCCCTGCGATGGCCTTGGCGAGCTTGGCGATTTCTGCCGGCAAATCTTCGTTGTTGTATGACCACTCCGCGATGATGGCGGGCGCGATGGCAATGGCGATGCGCTCGGCTAGGTCGTCGTGCGTGTTGTCGTCGCTCATGGCTTCACCTCCGTCTTTTCGCGCACAAACTCGCCGTTGACCATCTTGCCCTTGCGGTCCTTGATTTCATCCCAAGCGCATTCTAGGCACTCTTCCAGCGTCCAACCGAAACGGGAGGCGATTAGTTTGAGTCGGGCTAGGATTTGTTTTGAGTTGCTCACA